GGAGGTAATAAAAATGATTGTTAATTTGTATGTTTTTTGGAACGGCCAGCGGGTAAACGTCCGCACGGACAAAAACTTCCGGTATGATCGGTGGTACACCGAGAAGGATGTGTATTCCGTAGCCGTTGACTTTGGCGATTTTATTGTTGCCACCAATGATGGCGTAAAATCGGATTGCTTCCGGGTTTTTGTCCCCTCTGTATCCCGTACTATTGCTTTTGATCTTAACGATCTTTTGCGTGCCTGCCACAAAATGGCAACCGGTGAGATTGTCTACCGCCTGTATCGGCCGTCCCTAAACTATGTTTCTCAACCCGAATCGCAGGGTTTTCTGTGCGAGGGACACGTTGTAGCGCAATAAGAGGAGAGCCTAAAAATGGAAAACATTGAAAAAAAGGTTCTGCAGCTCGCCGAGCATGGCGAACCGCTAAAGGCCATAGCCCGCAGCACGGGAATCAGCGCCCAAAAGGTGCGCCGCATCCTGATTCTGCACGGCAAATGGGAGAGCGAAACCCTCCACGAAATTCAAGTTATGCATGATAATGGCATGACCCAGGCGGAGATTGCCCAGGCGCTGGAAATCACGGAGCAAACCGTGAACAGCTATCTGCCCTATACCCGTGGCATGCATTACCAGGACATCCCCAGCGCCAACGTAATGGCTATCCGCAGATACCGAGAGAGGAGGATGCAAAAATGACTGCGCAAGAGTTAATCAGCCGCTACCATGTCACCCTGGAGGTGCAAGACAACCGGCTCACCGGCGATTTGGTGATTGGCGATGCCGACCAGGCTATAAGGGATAACAATTACAACATCATGATGTCGCACTACAAGGATCTCAAGGCCTTGCTGCTGCATCGCCTGTACCTTACCCAAGATGACAGCATGGAGGGCCTGGAATGTACATCTCTCTAACCGAGTACGCGGCCAAGCACGGCCGCAACCCCGCCACCGTCAGGCAAAAAGCAATCCGCGGCGGCTTTGCCACCGCAAAAAAAATCGGCCGCAACTGGGTGATCGACTCCGAGGAGCCGTGCACCGACAACCGCCTGCGGACAAAGGATGTTTTTACCGCCGAGGCCGAGACGCTGGACGCCAACACACGCAGCCGCATCCTTAAGCTGGAGCAAGCCAAGCAGTACAGCGGCTGGCGCAATTTGCCGGATACTTGCAGCGCCATTTTTGCCAACATCCCGGAGGATTGGCTGGACCGTTACACCGCCCAGCAGCTGGGCGAGATCGCCGCCTTAATAAAAAAAGCTTACGACAAAGGCCAAGCCGATGCCAAGGGCTGATCCGTCAGCGTGTCCACAGTGGACACGCTGATTTTTTATAAAAAATCTTAAAAAATCACAAAAAAGCACTTGACATTACTACTATATCGTAGTATAATATAGGCAAGATAAGAAATAAAAATGACTGCACAAGAATTGATCGACCGCTACAACATCCGCCTGGAGATCGGCAGCAACGGGCAGCCCACCGGCCGCGCTCTTGTCTATAACGTTAAGCTGGTCAAGGCTGACAACGCCAACGCAGAGCTTGCAAGCCGCGCCCCGGAATACAAGGCCATCCTCATGCAGCAGTGGCAGGCAGAGCAGGATGCCATTAAGGCCCGCGCGGAAAAGATCGCCGCGATCCCCGGCCTGGCAGAGATCGAGGCCGCCTCCGAGGATCTCGCCGCCTGGCGTGAGGAATTTGCCCGCAGTTTTAACGATGTCGGCGGCCTGGGCGTCCGTCCCAAGCCCACCACCGATATTGACGGCCTGCTCAAGCAGTACCCTCGCGCAGCCGCTTACCTCAAGGCAGAAAGCTACAGCCTGGCCGACCATTACGCAAAAGCAGCCGCAGGCAAAAAGGCCCTGGAAAAGATCATCAACGGCGACGATTACGCCCAGGCCCTTGCCGAAATGGACAAAGAGTGGAGCGACTACTGCGCCGACCACATGTGGGATTGATACCACACAAAAAATGCAGCCCCCGCCAAAACGGCAGGGGCTGCTGTTATTTTTGCAGCTTGTCCAAAATTGCCCGCACGCGCCGCTTTACGGTGCGCTCGCTGCAGTTGAGCTCGGCTGCGATCTCTGCGTTGGTTTTTCCGCGGCGCCGGTAGTCCAGCACCGCCCGCTCCTCATCGGTAAGCAAAAACGCCAACCTGTTGTACGTCGCCGGATCTAAGCACAGATCATAGCGCACGGCGCGGCGTCAGCTGTTTTTGTCCGCCTGGGTGCCAAAGTAAAAGGCCACCACCATGGTGACGATCGTCATCACGGTGTCCGGCTGCAGGCTGCCCCGCAGGGCCAAAATGGCAAAAACCACCACAACGACCAGCGTAACAATGGTTTTTACCTTGATCAATGCCGCAAAATTTTTGAAAAAATCTTGCATAGTTAATCCCCCTTGATCGGTAACGCCTTGACGCGGTTGTACAGCTCGGTGCCCGTGCCGTTGCCGCCCAGGGCGTGGTAACTCTTGTACAGATACTCGATATTTTTTAGGCCCTCAACGTCCACCCAGCCCTGCTTGATGTAATATCGGCAGGACTGGTACAGCCGATCGTGCAAAATTGCCAGCACGCCCTCTTTTAAGGCTTTGCGCTCCTCCTGTTGGGCTTTGACCTTGCTTGCAAGTCTTTTGTAGGCCACGGCCAGGGCTGCGACCACAATGCTAAACAGCCACTCGGCCCAATATTTTACAATCCACTCCGGCACATTGCGCCCCCTTAGTTTGCGGCCGTCACGGTCAGCCCCTTTTCCTCGCACAAGGCTTTCAGCGCTGCCTTGTCATCGCCGGTCGCACCCTCAATTTTCCAGGGGCCGTTACTGTCCCAAACGCTGGCCTCGGTGGTAGTCGGTGCAGCGGGCAAAAAGCCGTTAAGCCCGGCCTTTTTGATGATGCTGGCGTAGTCCTTGTAAGCGTAGTCCACATCGCAGTTGCCGGTAACGCCCGGCACTTTGGCGGTGCTGCTGTACTGCCACATGCCGTGCGCACCCTTGTAGCCGCAAACGGCGGCATAGTGGGCAATCCACAAATCGTACTTGGCCAGCCGTGCCATGTCCAACTCGGTGTTGGAGTAGCTTACATAGGTGTACACCATGGCGTAGCAGTGCCAGCTTTCAATGGTTTTCACGGCGTACTCGATCAGGTCGGTCAGCGCGGCCTTGCTCAAGGGCTTAAGCTTGTTATCCTCCACGTCCACCACAAGCGGATACTCAAACTGTTTGCCGCCGATTGCCTGCTTAAACAGCGCCAGCTCCTTGTCGGCATAGGCCTTGGTCTGCGCGTAGGTGTAGTAGTACGCGCCCACCGGGATGCCCAGCCGCTTGCACTCGGCGTAGTTGCGCTCAAAATACGGGTCGATGTACAGGCCCGTGTGATTGGTGGATACGGCTTTAAGCATTACAAACTGTACGCCTGCGGCCTTTACCTTGGCAAAATCGATATTGCCTTGATATTTGCTTGCATCAATACCAAAAAGTTTCATTTTTTATCTCCTCAAATTATCGTTTGTAGTATCGATACCACACTGTTACGTTATTTTTTTCTCCAATGCTATTGCCGTTAAAATCGGACAAATGCGTGGCAAACATATATGATCCAGTCAAAAACAGCGATGCAACGGCGTCTTGCGCCCAAGCCTCAACAATCACATACTCGCTCGAGGAAAAGTTGGTGTATATGTTGCCATTGATGTCCGAGTTTTGGGTTACATAAGTCTCAAGCAGAGCCGGGCATTTTGTGGCGAGTGCCTCTTTCGTCGCTTTTGCATCTGCTGCCTCGCCCTCTTTGGTCAGGGTGGCATCTACAGGGGTGGTGGGCCATATCATGGTATCCATTTATGCCTCCTTGTACTCTCTGCCGGTAATGTCCCGGTATTGCTCGGCGCTTAACAGACCGTTGGCTACTGCGCGGGCAACCATGGCATCCGTCCACCAGCCCCGGCTGTGCCAGTACTTGATTTTGTCGTACATATCAGCCCTCCTCCGGCAGCAGCGTGCCGGTAATCATGGCGGTGTAGGTAACCTGCGCCTGCAATCGGTCGGCAGCGTCCTGCGCCTCCTGCTGGGCCTTTGCCGCCGCATCGGCGGCAGCCTGCTCCCGCTCGGCCTGGGCGGCCCGCTCGGCAAGCTCTGCCTCGGTGTATGGCACGTACCGCTGTACATCCTCGTACTCGTCCCATGCCTCCTGCGCAGGGGTTATGATCTCCTGCCGCAGCCCGTCCGGGCAATCGTCCGTAATGGTGCCGGGCATCACCTCGTACTGTACCTGGTACGGCACAGCATCGTGGTGTGCCACCAGGCGCTTGGCAGGCTCCAACCGGCCCAGCGTCAGGTCGGGGTCGGTCAAAATCTCGGTAAGGTCGCTGTTGTATATCATCGCGTTACTCCTTGTTAATGTACCAGTATACCGTCAGGTCGCAGGCCGGTTTTGTGGCTGCCACCACTGTCACCGTGGCGCCGGAAAACGTAATTTTGCCACGATCCACAACAGCCAAATTGCGTGCCAAAATCCGGTTGGTATCCATATTGGTGGTGCGGGGCGCCATGCAGGGGGACACGGCCACAATGCTCACGCTTTCGGCGGTGCCGCTGGCATTTAGCAGGCTGGCGGTCTGCGTGTATCCGCCGGTCGTGGCCGCCCACTTATCTACAGGCAGCGACGCATGGTACAGATAATGCACGCCGCCTGCCCCGGCCTTTGGGATTGCCAACACCTTATCGGCCATAGCGTCCAGGGCCGTACTGGCGGGCACGTCCACGCCGTAGGTTTTTACAGCCTCACCAATGGCGGATCGCGCGGCCTTAATGCGTGCAATCTCCGTTTGTACACTCATATGCCGCCTCCTTAGATTGCCTTAAGTTGTGCCTCAATATCTCCCGTCAGGGACACCTTGCCGCCGCTGGTGTAGCCGGCCGGGATAGTAACCTCCAGCGTGGTCAGTCCGTCCAGCGTTTTGGCAATGGCCCCGTTGTTGGGCATGGAGCCGGTTACCACATTGCCGGCAGCGTCCACAATCTTTTTGCCGGTCAGCACATCGGCTGCAGCGGCCGTCACGCCGGACACATCCTGATACTTATCCGGGATAGCCTCCACCGTTACGCCGGTCAGCACCTTGCCTGCAGTCGGGGCAATGCTCTGCTTGGCCTTGGTGGGGGTAGCTGTCTTTGTCTCGGGCACGATCTTAACGGTACCGGTGCCGCTGTGATAGCCCTTGGGTACCGTATAGCTGGTGGTGGTACCGTCCAGCGTCTTGGCCACTGCCCCGTTGTTTACCATTTCGCCGGCCACCTGCTTGCCGGTTTTGTCCACGATCACCTTGCCGGTCAGTACATCGGCTGCAGCGGCCGTTACACTGGTAACGTTTTGGTATGCGTCCGGGATTGCGCCAACCGTCACATCGGACAGGCCGTAATAGCCGTCATCAGAGGTCACCTGCTGGCTGGCTTTGGTGGGGGTTACGGTCTTGGACTGCAGGGTGTAGTTGCCGCCGCCCTTGACGCCGCTGACCGTGCCGGTGCCGTCATGGTAGCCCTTGGGGATGTTGTAGGTCTCGCCCTCCTTAACGTTGGCGGAAACGCTCCCCTGGTCGGCAATGCCGTCAAACGCATCGGCAATGTCGTCCAGGTTGGAGGTGTCGGTGATTGCCTTGGGTGAGGCTCCGTCCTTGCCCTGTGTGGCCAGGCCCAAGGCAACGGCCTTGGCACGCAGGGTGTCGCGGTCGGTTTGTACGCGGGTAATCTCAGATTGGATGGACATGTTATCAACTCCTTATATTGTTGCCAGCAGTACCTCAATGTTGCCAAGCTCGGCATACACGGCGGCTGCTGTAATGGGGCGGGTGTTATCCTTTTCGGCGGTGTCCGCCACATCTACCGAGACGGTGTTGGTCTCGGCATCCAGCAGCAAGCCGCTGCCTATGTTATAGCTGGTCCCGGGCGGTCCCTGCGGGCCGGGACCGCCGTCAAATTTACCGGCATCGGCATCATCTCGCACGCTTTGGGCAATATTCTGCGCCGAATTTACGGCTGCTAAAATTTGCTGGGTAATGCTGGGCGTCATTTCTGCCGGCGGGTCTGCGTCAACCTCTCCGTGCTGAGTCAACCTGTACGGGATAGATTGGCTTATGATCTTAACGCCCGCCTTATAACCCACAACGGTAACAAGGCCGCGCCCCGGTGTGCTTACAGTTGCCTCGGCCGGTACCGGCACCGTCATATCCGCGCCGGGCTGTACAGTTACCCCCGCACCCGTAGGGGGTGTAAACGTCACCGTTATATCCAGCCCCTGCCACAGATCCTCCGGCACAAGCCGTAATTGCTCTATGCCATAGCTGCCGGCCGTGCCAAAATCCAGCAGGGCGGGTGCTCCCGGCTTGTACTGCTGCAATATGATATCCGTCATGCGCTCACCACCTCTGCCTTGGCCTGCCAGTACACCACCAGGTCGCAGGCCGGTTTTGCGGGCAGGCTCACAGTCACACGGCCGCCCGCAAAAGTACTGCGTCCCGCGTTGACCAAACACAAGGCCCGGCGCAGCGCCCGGTCTGTCTCATCTACCCCGGTAGGTGTGGTCATGGGGCCGGACAAGATTTCCGCCGCATCGTCCAGGGCCGTCCCGGCCGCATCGGTTATGGCCGCAGATTGCGTATATCTCCCGTCTGCCTCCGTCCAGCCGTCCACAGTCAGGGCAGCGTGGTACATAATTACATTGCGCAGATTGCCCGCAATATTTTCGGCCTTTTTTGCTGCCGCTTCTGCCGCCGTGGCACTGCCCGCGGCCTTGTTGGCAGATCCCTCCGCCGCCGTGGCGCTGCCCGCGGCCTTGTTTGCAGATCCCTCCGCCGCCGTGGCACTGCCCGCGGCCTTGTTGGCAGATCCCTCCGCCGCCGTGGCACTGCCCGCGGCCTTGTTTGCAGATCCCGCCGCCGCCGTGGCACTGCCCGCGGCCTTGTTGGCAGATCCCTCCGCCGCCGTGGCACTGCCCGCGGCCTTGTTAGCCATATCCTGTATTGCCTGCAGCAGCTGCCAAATGGTTACGCGCTCATCCTCGCTGGTCACGACATCATCAGGCACGGGGTTGCGGTCAAAATGCAGCGGTACCGGGGCCGTGCCGGCCACCTGGCCGTCCAGCACGATCTCCAGCACCGGCGCAAACAGTCCCGCGCCGGTGCTCATCTGCAGGGTAACTGCCACATAGGCAACCGATCGGCTGCTGTCCAGGCCAAGCACAGGGTTGTATACATAGTGGCCGTCCCGCTTATCCATCCGCAGGTTAATCGCTGCGCCAGCCGGCACCGCGTACAAGGCGTCCCCCTTGTACAGGGTCACCGCCAGCACGGGCAAGCTGTTATCATACTGCACCAGGTTTATCGGCGGCTGCAGTGGCCGCCGATCCAGGTAAGCCGCGCAGCCATGCACAATCGCCGTTTCGGGCGGCGTGTACTGTACCGCCGCTGCCGTTAAGAGCTCCATGTTATCCCTCCTTGTGTCCAGGGTGGACACATTAGTACCAGCGCACAATGCCGTCATCGTCAAACTGCAGGTTTTTCTCGCCGCCGGCGTCGTCCCAAATTTTAAGGGCCCGCACATATCCGTATCCGGCGCCGCCCTCCAGGCTTATGGTGCGCTCGCCGGTGGTGTGGCTGTACAAATCAATGTTGCCGCCTCCGGCCGTGCCGCGGTAAATATCAACGCTTAGCTTTTCGGTGCCGCTGCTTAGGTCCAGCACCTGCACCCGGCCATTGGCCACCCGCAGCTTGGCAGTTTTGGCGTTGTCCAAGCACTCAAAAACGCCATTGATATACACCTTCCCGCTGGCCAAATCAAAACTAAAAAATGTGCCGCCTGCCGTGTCTGCAAGCGTCCCGGCCTTAATAAGATCCGCATTAAGCGTCCCCGCTTTGATAAGATCTGCACTTAGCTTTCCGGTCGTTATAAAATCAGCATTGATGGCTCCGTCCATGGTAGCGGCCAAACGGTACGGCCCGCTGTATCCCTGGCTGCTGTATCCACAGCCGCTCAGATTACACCGCCACACACGTTTGGCGGTGGCAATGTCCGGGGTGTCCATTACCAGGATCTCATCCGGTGTCTGTGCCCCGGTGCTGCTGTGCAGTATCACGTATCCGCCCAGGTTGCCGGTAATCAGCTGGGTGGCCCGGTCAATGGCCTTTTGCAGGTCGCTTTTTGCGGTGCTGATCTGCTCCAGGGTGCTTTGTCCCTGTCCGGCTATGGTGTCGGCCAGGCTGCTTTTAGCGTCCCCCAACTCCACTCTGTCATAGCGCTCCAGCAAGGTGTTATAGGTGCATTTGATCACCTTGGCCGTGGCATCCACGCCAAGGCGCTCAAACTCCACCCGCACCGTATCGCACAAGCTCACCCGCTCCAGGTTGGCCGTGCCTGCGTACTCCACCGTCTGCTCCAGCTGTGTGTAGCTCAGCCGCAGGTTTACGATCGGCACGCCTATGTTGTTGCTTTTCACATAGTTTTTGGCGGCGTCCCGCAAAGCTGCAGCCGTTGGCTGCTCGGCAAAATCGCTGCTTAGGTCCAGCGGCAAAATTTTTACAAAATTGTATTGTCCGGGGGCATTTACAATTTTTTCCGGCAGCTCGGTAATGTTTCCGTCGCTGTCTGCCCAATAAGGGTACACCCCCGTGTACACGTTGGCACAGTTCTCCTCCTGGGTAACATCCGTCAGGTTTTTGCCGTAGCGTATCGTTACGCCGCGGTCGGTGCCCCGGTGTGCGTGCAGCTTAACGGTGGTATTGTCCCACTCGTACTCGCCGCCAAACACACCCAGCACGCTGCCGTCCGTACCGCCCAAAGCTTTGCGTAGGCTCATGGGGGCAGGCACCGCAAACTCGGCCGCTGTGCTAAGATCCGTCCAAAACGTATAATGGCAGGCAACAGCTGCATGGGCCGCCAAACCGGTCAGCGCATCGGCCGCCGTGCCGGCCTTAAAAGCCGATACCGGCACGCCGCTCAGGTCGTAGCTGATGTGCGCCGCATTAACCGTAACCACGCCATTGATGGGCCGGCTGATTTTGTACACCCTAAAATACTGCGCCTGCGCGTAGGGGTTAGGGTCTACCAGCAACAGTGCCCGCATGGCTATATCTCCATAGTGCAGCCCCGTCACGGGGTACTGCAGCTCCAACTCAAAACCGCCGTTGCGCTCCTCGGTCACGGTGCAGGTTATGCAGTCGCTCAAAATACCGGCTCCGTTGCCCTGCAGGCCGGTAGCCTCTGTATATAGTCTCGGCCTCACAGGCTCCACCACCTTGGCGTTATTTGCAGGGCGGTAATACCGCCCGTCCAGCTGATCTCAGTCTCCCCAGCCTCAAGCGTTGGGTACTTGGGGGCGGTAACGTATCGGTTAAGATTTTGCTGCCCGTTGTAGGCGTTTTGCGTGTCGGCATCCAGCAACAGGCGGCCGGTGTATCCGCTTATGGCCATAACCGTGCCGCCCACCTGCAGGCGGGCGTCTCCGGTCAGGGTCAGCTCCAGCAGGGGCGCGGCAGGGCAGCCGGTCGGGTTGTACAGTCGGCCTCCGTTGGTTACCGGCTGCACCTGCTCCCCCTGCCGCAAATAGCGCTGGGGCCAGCAGTCAAAGGCAAGCACCGCCTGCCCGCAGCGGGCCAGCTGCTCCACCTCCCAATCCACGCCGCCCGTCAGGCGGGCCATGCGGTAGGTGTCCGGCTCGTACTCATCCTCCAACCGGTTATAGCCAACGGCCCCGGCCAGCCAGGTGCGCACGGCCCGCATTTGGCTGGCAAATCCGTCCCCCGCAGCAAAAACTCGGTAGGTAACGGTGCCGTTTTTCCACCGGCCGTTGTCCACGGTCAGTGTGCCGGTGCGGCCCGGCACCTCCAGCACGCTGGTGTCGCGCTCGGGGGCGCTGTACACACCCTCGGCATTAAGCCCCAGGCCGTACTCGCGGCTGCTGTGGCCGGCAAACCAAAAGGCTCTCATGCCCACACAGCCCCCCTCTGTTGGATCTTGCTTTGCACAGCGTCACCCACCAGCTCGGCCAGCTCGCGTATATCCTGCCCTGGGGCGCCGTACACATTAACGGTTATACCGCCCAGGTTATTGTTGTTTGTGGTGTTGTTGGTCAGCGGCTGCACCATCGTGCGGCCGTCCGCCACAGTCAGCAGCTCCGGCCCGGCCTCGCCTACAATGGCCTGGCCGCGGGTAACAACGCCGCCCTTGGCCAAATAGGGGATTTTGCCGATCTGCCCAATATTAACGCCGGGGATCTTGTTAAGCAGGCCAGTCACGCCGTTGATGCCGCTTATAACACTGTTTACCAGGCCAAGCAAGGCATTAAGTGGGATTTTTGCCTTTTCGGCGATGCCTCCAAAAATCCCCTCAAAAATTTCTACCACACCTTTCCAAACCCGCTGCCAGTCTCCCGTAAAAATGCCCCGGATAAAATCAATTATGCCATCCAGTACACTTTTTACATGACCCCAAACAAACTTTACAACCGCAAAAAAAGCATTAAGGGCATCCCCCAAAACCGGGCCAAATACCTCCGTCCAATCAGCCGCAAAAATATCTTGCAAAAAGTCATCAAACTCCTGCAGCTTGGCCTGCATCTCGTCACCCTTAACAGCCACCAGTGCAACCAGCGCCACGATCAGGGCGATCAATGCCGGGATCGGGTTAGCTATCAGCATCCCCAGGGCGTTTGTCACCTGTCCTATGCCGCTTACCACCTTGCCCAAAATCACAAGCGCCGGGCCTATGGCCGCCACAATGCCTGCCACGGTTATGATCATCTGCTTTTGGTCATCGTCCAGGCTGTCCAGCCAGCTTACCAGGTCGCGCACACCCTCCACGATCTTGTCGATCATAGGGGCCACCATGTCCAGCATAGTGCTTGCCAAGTCGCTGCCCGCCAGCTTAAGGTTATTTAAGGCCACCTTGGCCTTGTCGGGCGGGTCCAGGGTCGCGTTAAACGTGTCCTCCACGGTGGTGGCGTAGTCGCCCAGGCTGGCGCTTAGATCCTCCACCGACAAGCGCCCCTCGCGGATGGCCTGCGTCATTTCCGCCGCCCCTTTTTTGCCAAAAAGGTCGGTAGCGATCTGCAGGGCATCCGTCTCGGTCTTGGCGTCTTTGATTTTGGTTATGGTCTCGCCCAGCGCATCCCCCAGGGTCTTGCCGTCGGCGGTGGCATTTTGCTGGGCTTTTTTCAGCCCGGCCAATGCCTGGGTGGTGTCCACGCCGTTGGCCTCAAACTCTGCCAGCAGGTTAATGGACTCCGTCAGCCCCAACCCCATCTCCTTAAGGGTAGCGCCGTTGGTGTTTAGGGCATTTTGCAGGGTGTCCATGCTCCGGCCGGTATCTTGGCCCGCCTTGGTCATAAGCCCCAGCACCTCAGCCGTGTGGCTGCTGTCCACGCCGTACTTGGTCATAATGGCGTCCACGCTGTCAATGGCGTTATTAAGGTCGGTGCCGTTGATCTCGGCAAACTCGATAAATTGCCGGCTCAGTGCCTCCAGCGTGTCGCCGGTAGCACCAAAGCGGGTGTTGACCTCGCCGATCGCAACGCCTGCGGTCTCGGCATCGGTGGGGATACTGGCAAACACGGCATCCATACTGTCCTGCAGGGATGCCAACGCCTCGCCGGTGGCACCGGTCTTGGTCACAATGGTATCGTAACCGGCATCCAGCTCGCTCCAGGCTGCCATGGCTGCCGTGCCGACTGCCACAACGCCCCCCGTCAAAGGGGCCAACGCCTTGCCCGCGCCGCTGATCTTGTCCCCAACCTTTTCCAGGTCCTGCGCCGCCAGCTTAAACTCCTGGCTGGCCACGTTGCCAAAATCCTTGGCGGCCTGCTTGGCGCTTTTCAGCCGCTGCTCGGTCTCGGCCAGCTCGCGGTTAAAATTGTCGTACACCTCCTGGGTGATCTTACTCGCCTTAAACTGCTCGTTTACCTCTTTTTGTGCGCTTTTTAATTGCTGCAGCTTATCGGCTGTGCCTTTTACATTTTCGGCCAGATACCGCTGTTTTTGGGCCAGCAGCTCCGTGTTTTTGGGGTCCAGCTTTAGCAGGCGCTGCACATCCTTTAGGCTGTCCTGGGTGGAGCTTATTTTTTTATTTACACCCTCCAGGGCCTTGCTCAGTCCGCTGACATCGCCGCCGATCTGTATGGTTATGCCCTTAACTCTGTCTGCCACTCCCTCACCTCCTCAAAATGGCGCGTGTCCAGTGCGGACACGCGCCATGCTTAAAACTTGTCAAAGTCCTCTTGCGTGGCGCGTTGGCTGTAGGTCTCCCGGTCATTGGCCCGCTCTATCAGCATATCGTAGATCATGCCCATGGTCATGGTGTCCAAATCCTCCCCGCTCAATCCCAGCTCGGCGCAGCGCAGCATAAACGTTGCGCCGGTCTCCTCACGCACGGTGGCTTTTATTTTTTTTTAGGCTTGCTGGTGGTGGCAAGGTTTTGCTGCCACAAGTCCAAAATCTGCGGCAAAATCTCATAAATGCTAAAGGTCCCAAACCCATCCAGCCAGGTGTCCGGGTCATCCGGCACATGCTCGGGGTCTGCCTGCCGGGCCATAATGTAGGCCACATCCTCAAACATCTCCAAGTCCAGCACACTCAGCTGGGCATCCTGCCGCTCTGCCTCGGTGGCATCCTCCGGCAGGTCAGCCATTTTGCCGTGCAGCACCCGCAGCCGGTTAAGATCCCGCAGCAGGTCGCGGCCAAACTTATGCCGGTACAGCCGCGGCGTCAGCGCGGTGGTGCGCATGGGTACCGTTCGGCCGCCCACCATTACATCTTTGCGCATTTATCCACCTCAAACGCTGTCGGCAGTCCACACCTTGGTGGTCCACGCCTTGCGCACCTCGTCCGGCGTATCATCCGTGGTGCTGGCCTTAACGCGCCCGTCAAGCAGCGGGCTTACCGTCAGGGTCATGGCCTCGGTGTCCGGGGTGCCCTGGTTGTCGTTGTTTTCGCCCGTCACGCTGGGGCGGGCCGCCAGGCAGTTATAAAGCACATGCTGCGTGTTTTTGGCATCCCCCAAAAACTCAAACAGCAGTGCAAAGGGCTTGGCCTTGCCGGTCACGGCATTTTCCACCAGCACCTTGTCCTTGCTGGACAAGGTCTGCCCCAGGTACTCGGCCTTAAACCAGTCCGGCACCATAGCCACGGTCATGTCGCCCTCGTACCCCTGGTTGCCGTTAAACACGTAATAATTTACGCCGTCGGCCCGCAGTACCGTCTGCTGGTCCTGGGCGCTCAAGTCCATGCTCACCGCACCCACCAGGCGCTTGGGCGTGCCAAATGTAACTCCGTCCTCGCCGTCGGTTACGCTGGCCACATGCACATTGGTCAAATCGTAGTGCACTTTATTTTTTGCATCAGGCATCAAAAATCACCTCAAACTCGTAAATTGTCTCATATACCCGCTCGGTATCAATGTACTCGGTGCCGGTGATCTCCCAATGGTAGGGGGCAAGGGCCTTTTCTACCGCCGCCTCGGCGGCGGGATCCTTTTCCCGGCTGTACAGCTCCACCGTTACGGTGGCTATTTTTTTGTACACGCCGCCATCGGCGTGCAGGTTATTGGTACTCCCCTGCAAATAGCAGAGGTACGGCAGCGCGGGGGCTTTGCCCTCGGGCCATGCGTAATACACCACAGGCAGGCCGGACGTGGCCAGCTGGTTTTTGATCTCGGCAAGTGTCATCGCAGTTTTACCTTTACACGGTTTACCAGTTTTTCGGCGGCATGCTCCTCGGCAGGCTTAATGTGGGGGATACCTGCCACACGGCCGCCGTTTACCTTGGCGTGACCGTCCTCCAGCAAATGGGTCAGGCCCGGGAACTTTTTGTTAAAAATCCGGATCCGGATATCCTCCGCGCTCTCGTACATCACCTTTTTGCGCCAGCTGCGGCGGTATTTGCCCGTCCGTTTGGGGGCGTTTTGCTTTACCTCTTTTAAGGTTTCTGCCGCCACCTGCTCAATCTCCTCCTTAAGCGCATCCGTCACCTCTTGGCAATAGGCGCTCAATTCGGCGGCAACCTCCGGGTACACCTGGTTGATGTCCACTTTTTTGCTCATATGCCGGCCTTGTCCTCCAAATACAGCTCCACCTGCTCGTTATCAGTCAGGTAGGTGCGGTACACTCCGTACCGCTTGCCGTCCAGCTCCACAAGGGTCTCGCCGTTATAATCCGGCGCAAACACCGTAGCCCGCAGGGCAGGCCGCAGCCCATTGCGGCCCGCCTCAAACCACTCCGATGCCGACACGCTCGACACCGTACAAAATACGGTTCGGGCAGTTTCGGCAGGCACCTGCTGGCCAATGGCATCCTCGGTGTAGGTTACTGCGATCAGCTGCAAAACGTTGGCTCTCTCCATTGGCTCCCCCTTGTCAGGTGTTATAATCCCCGCTCAGCGCCATGGCGCACTTAAGGTACTCATAAGATCGCGCAAATCTCTCTGCGTCCTTGTCGTACCCAAACTGCGCCTTGCAGTACAGTTTCAGCGCCTGCTGCACCAGCGGGTCGGTCAGGTCAGGGTCCTTTACCCCGGCATTTTGTAGATCCAGCACGCCGGCGTCCAGCGTTTGGCCCAGCTCAGCGTCCAGCGCGTCCGTGGTAATGCGCAGCCAGGTACGCGCCTGGTTGATCAGTACCGCATCCATAGCCGGTCACCTTAGCCGCCGGCCTTGGGGCTCCACTGGGCAAAGCTCAGATCGTAGATCAGTACGCCCTCGCCGCGGGCATAGCCGGCGTGGGTGTATACATGTTTTTTAATGTCTTTAGCATCCTCCAAAAGGATATCCTGTACCATATTAAACTGGTACTGCGAGGGATCACCCACCAAAATCACACCGTCGGCCACAGCATCCTCGATCTTGATGGTTGCGCCCAAAATGGTGCCCATGGCCCCGGCCTGGGCGCTGGGCTGAAAAATCGGCCGCCCGGTCGTGTCCACCATGGACACAAGCTGGTTGTACAGCGTGCTGCGCTGCATGTAGGCCACGCAGTTGCCCACCCGCTTCAGCTTGCCAAACGTCTCGGCAAGCTCGGCATAGGTCACAGCGGCAGCTGCGCCGGTCACCTTGTTGGCTGCCGCCATGCCGGTGCCGATGCTGGCGATCACGTCCTCAGCCATAGCCTCGCCAAGGCCGGTGGCGATCTCGTTGACCAGGTAGCTCTCCAGCGCGTCGATGCTCATTTTGGCCGACGCATAGCCGATGTCGACGTGCTTACTAAAATCGTGGCCGCTCAAGGTCACCTTTACAAAGGTGTTTTGCTCGTCATCGTTGGCAGTGGCCTCGTTAACTTTTTTTGCCTTACCCTGGGTCACAGCAGTATGTTTAACGAGCTCCAAAATGGTACCAGTACGGTAAATGGTAATGTCACCCATAACGGCATGCTGACCGCTCACCAAATCCCAAATGCGGTTAAGCATGGTGGTGGGCAGCACCTGGCCCGTGGTGGTCGTGGTGTGGGTAAAGGCTGCGTTTTGCAGCGGGGTCATCTCGCTGTCACGATTTACCAAGTGCAGCAGGTAGGCATCGCGGTAGGCCTTGCTGTCAGGGCCAAGATCCTGCATGGCAAGCTGGCCGCCCTGGCCCAGGTGGGCCGCATTGGTCATGCCCTCCGGCAGGTTGGGCTGGGTGCCCATGGCATTAATGCTGTCGCGCATGGCTTTCTCCTTGTCCCACTGCGCGTCCAGGGCCTCCACCTCTTTGGTTTTGGCCTCGGCCTCGGTCAGTTTGCCCTCATCCACCAGCTTACTGGCGGCCTCAAGCATGGCTTTGCGCTTTTCGGTGTAATCCTTAAGTTTCATTTTTTGGGTACCCCTTTCAATTCCAAAATTTTCACCCTGGCCGCCAGTTTTTGTGCTGCCGGGGGCTTAACAGTGTTGCGGATGCGCTCCATGGTTTTTTCAGGCAGCAGGCAGGCATCCGCTGCCGCTGCCATTTTTACGGCGGCCTGGGCCGGGGCCGCAATGGCGTCCACCAGCTTTTTGTCCAGGGCGTCCTGGGCCGTCATCCAGGTCTCTTTGTCCATCAGGGCCAAGGCATCCGCCTCGGCCATGCCGGTCTTGGCAATGTAGGCCGCCGCAATGGCGCCGTTAGCCTTGCGCAGCATCTCGCCCGCACGGTCCATGTCGTGGTAATCGCCGCCCACCCCGTCAACGGATACATTGTGCACCATCATCATGGCTGTGGGGGCCATGTCGCACCAGCCGGCGCAGGCGATTACGCTGGCCGCGCTGCCTGCCAGGCCCACAATGTGCAGCCGCAGCTTGCCGGTATACTGCCGCAGGGCCTCGTAGATCTCCGATCCTGCAAAAATATTGCCGCCGCCGCTGTTGATATATACATCCACGTCCTGGCCGGCCGCCTGGGTCAGGCTCTCGGCCACCTTGCCGGGGCTGCAGCAGTCCATGCCCAGCCAGTCATAGATCCAGGCATCATCATTGGGCACAATGGCCCCGCTTACGTTAATCCGCATTTGTCGCTCCCTCCGTTACCGCGGCTGTATCCAGTCGGCGGATCGGGTCATCGCCCCCGGGCACGGGGGCCAGGTTAAAGGCCAAACGCCACTCGTTGGGGGTCAGCGCCCCGCGGTCCACCATCTGCATCAGGTTAAGCTTTGTGCTAAGACTTGCCCCGTCCCAGCTGCTGGCCTCAAACACAATTTTGTTGCCAAAGCCCCGCTCCCGCGGGCTGAACAGCTTGCGGGTGTACTCCCCGCCCAGCTGCCGCAGCACCGGCTCCACCTCGGCATCAAAATAGGCGTTCCACTCATCCTCCGTCCGGCTGCTGTCCACGATCCGGACGTTAGTGTTAAACAGCGCGTAAATGCGCTGGGTGGTGCGGTCCATTTGGGCCGCGTTGGGCACGTAATCCTTGGGGTCGATCTGCTGGGCGTCGGCCTTGCTGTCCACGGCGGCCACGCCGGTGCCGCTGCCGGTGGCCAAAAAGTTGGTGGCAAAATCGTTGGCCTGCTTTTTTAAGTCATCCGGCCGCAGCGGGTTGCTAAATTTCAGCAGCCACCGCACGATCCCGCTGTTTTTAATGGCGTTTACAATGCCCTGGTCGGTGGTGCTTACCACCTCCATCAGCGGGGTCAGCACGTCGGCGATCGGCGTACCAAAGATATCGTCCTGGTTGTAATCCTGCCGCAGGTGGATAATGTCCGAGTAGGCAAACATAAACGTTTTGCTGTTGGGCAGCTGCATTTTAAGCGCCAGCGTGCCATCCGCCATGTACACGGCCTCGGCCGTCTGCGGCAAAATCGGGTAAATGGCAATCGGTATCCCCATATCGTCCCGCAAGATCAGGGCAAAGGCGTTATTATTTAGGCACAGCTGGGTGGCCAGCTTTTCCTGCAGCACCTGCCCCGTCATGTAGGGGTTGGGTTCCTCCAGCAGCCGGCGTATACCGGGGCTGGGGTTTACTATAATGCTGCGCCGGCCCTCATCGTCCAAGGTCTCCCGGATGTGCTTGCCCACCAGCTTGCCCACGGCCTTAACCTTGGGCCGCAGGCAGGCCCGCACAATGTCGCTGTCATACAGCCGGCCGTGCCAGGCCATGTATTGGCTGCCGCGCTCCTGCATCAACTGCACACCGGATATTGTCCGGGTGCTCAGCGCATTGCGCAGTCGGCTCCAAAATCCCATGCTCTCACATCCTCTCAGATCAGGCTCTCATACTCCTCGCGCTTATCGCACAATATGGTGTAGGCATCCAGCAGCGCCGCCGTGCCGTCAATGCGGTGGGTGGCGCTTTGGCCCTTGTCGGGCTGGATGTTGCCGTTAATGTCGGTCTTGGCGTAGGTGTTGGCCAGGCAGTACTTGTCAATGGGGTTATTGTTGTAGATCACCCGGTGCCCCTCAAAATCTGCCTTAAGGTCCTTCATTGGCTGCGACAGGGTGGCCACGCCCTGCCGCACGGGGATCATCACGTTGCGCCCCAGCTCCTGCTCAAACAGCATCAGCAGGCTGTCATCCATATGCCAGGGGTCGTACCCAATGTACAGCGGGTACAGGTCGTGCTGGTCCCGCATCTCCAAAAACCAATCCAAAAATACCCGCTTGTTTACCTTGTTGCCGGGTACCACCCGCAAAAGGCCCCGGGCTGCCCACAGGTCATAGGGGGCATCATCCGGGTGGTGGCGGTCTTTGGTCTCATCCAGCTTGCGCTGCGGTATCCAGTACATGCTCCACACGTACAGGTTGGGGTCGCCGCGTTTCATGGCCACCATTTTGGCGGCGGCCAGGTCAACGCTGTCGGCGGCATCGATGCCGCCGATGCCGTACGAAAATCCAACCGGCTCAAACGTGCCCTCGTTGTTCAGCGCGTCCCACGTCAGCCAGGCGCTGGCCGCGTTTTCGCGCAGATTAAAATCCTTTACCAGCACTGTCGGCAAAAACGCATCGTCGTTTTTTGCCTTTTGTACGTTGTCGGCCAAAAACTGCGTTTTTTTAATCGGCCCCAGGCCCGGGTTGGCCATGATCCAATACTTGGGATTTGTCCAGCTGGCCCGGTTCGGCAGCTCATAGATCAGCGGCAAAAACCGCTCGTCCTTTATGCTGCCGTCGATCACGCCGCCGGCATAGTCGTACTGGCTGTCACAGATCCCGCCGCGCACAAAGCCGTTTGTGGTAATGCACCACAGCATCGGCTGGCTGCGGCTGGCCATGCTCTGTTTCATCAGGTCGTACAGGTCGCGGTTTTTTATGGCGTGCAGCTCATCGATCACAATGCAGTGCCCGTTCAGGCCGTCCAGGCTGTTGGTGTTGCTGGCCAGGGGTTTTATAAATCCCATATTCTCGGCACAGTATAAATCGCTCACCCGCTTGCGCACGTGCTTGCTGATCAACGGGCTTTGCCGGCGCATGTTGCAGCACTCGGTATAGCCCTTCATGGCCTGGTCGCGGGCCGTGGCAATGTGGTAGCACTCCGGGGCGCCCTCGCCGTCCGCCAAAAGCATGTACAGGCTTATGCAGCTCAGCAGGGTGGTTTTGCCGTTTTTTCGGCCCACCATGTCCAGCACCTCCTGGTACTGGCGTAGGTCCAAATCATCCACAAAACCGTAGGCCGCCTCCAGCATGGCCCGCTGGTATAATTCCAGGCGTATGGGCTGGCCGGTCTTGCCTTGGCTTTGGCGGCAAAAGGTCTCTATAAATTTTATGGGGCGCTGGGCGCGGGCCTCATCAAAATGCCATTGCCCCGGGCAGGCCTGGGCGGTCAGCAGGTGCTCATACTCCCGCTTGATCTTGTCGCAGGCCAAAATGCGGCCGTCAAGCACCGCAGTGCCGTACTCCTGCAAAGCCGTCAAGGCCCTGCCCCCCGCATAAACCCTGTCAGCTCATCCTCGCTCACCCCGTCCGGGGCCAGCTCGGCCAACTGCTTAATGGTCGCAATGTAGTTTTTGTACAGGGTCGTGTAGATGTCGGCGGCGGCGCTTTTTTTCATGCCGTACTGGTTCTCGCCGTTACGGTACTGCTCCACGCAGCCGTGCTCGTTTAACTCTTTTTGCAAATCCTGCAAATGTACAACCATAAACGCTGCGTTTTCGATCAGGCCCTTGGCCGCCTCAATTTTCGGCGGCGGTTTTGGGCCGTCTTTGGTCTTGGCCGCGCCCAAAATCCGGTTAAGTCTGCGCAGCTCCAGCTTGATCCGCTGGTCTCTCGTTTTTTCCGCCATACCACACCCCCTTCAAATTCTATCCCCGCCTAAACCGTGCTCCCGCCTCCGGTCCCCAGCGGCCGCCCCGTTTTGCTTAACAGGGGGGCGTGGGTTGCCGTCGGCGTCAAATTGTATCCGCGCGGCCTGGGTTGTCTGCCCGCAGTAGCCATGCTCCACATCATGGCAATGCTTGCACACATACTGCAGGTTGCTCCAGTCCAGCGTGACCGCCGGATCGTTAATGTTGGCCGGTGTTATGTGTTGCTTGTGGTGCACAATGTAGCCAGGCTGCTCGCCGCATATCTCACACATGCCGCCGTCAAGGCCGCGCCTGTATGCTATGTACCCGGCCCGGCAGCGCTGCCAGGCCTTGCCCTTGTAAAAGGCCCGCGCAAACTCTCTCATGGCTCTGCCGTGTCCACATTGGACACGCCCGCGCGGCTGTTAATGTACTCCACAATGTCGCGCTCCCGCTGGCTCAGCTCCCACATATGTGCTGCGGCACGCTCTGCGGCGGCACGCTCTGCGGCGGCACGCTCTGCGGCGGCACGCTCTGCGGCGGCACGCTCTGCGGCGGCCTTATCGCTCAGCAGCAAGCCCCCGCCAAACACAGCCTTACCGCTGCTTTTTTGGGCATCCAGCTTGCTAAGGTATCCGCACTCATTGCGGCGTATCTTGTAGTCAATGCCGTACTTGCTGTAGCGCTGCAGCATGGCAGCTGTAAGCACATGGTACGGGTACACGTACTTAGGCAGCTCCCGCGTGCTCTCTTTGCGCAGCCGCGCCACCTCATCGTTGACCAGCTTGGTAAGCGTGGGCTCAGTCTGCGCCACAATGTCACCACCATAGCTGGTGACAAATGACGTCCGCACCTGCGCCCCGTTGGCGTAAATAATATTGCAATCGCAAATAATGTGGTTCATCCGCAGCACCACCCGCTTGCCGGCAAAAGCCGTCAGGCTGGGCGCAAACAGAAAAAACGGAATTTTTTTATCCAGGTAAAACTCGCAAATTTGGCTCAAGATCGAAAACGGTGGGTTGTCCAACACCACGGAGTCCGGCGCATAGTCAAAGCTCTCATAATCCCCGCCAGGGTAAAAGGGCCGCACGATCTTGGCCGGGTCTATGCCGTACTCATCGCAGGCCCAATTTTTTATAACCTCGTAAACGGTGGGCGGCGTGTAGCAATCGTCGGTTGTCTTTTTGGGCTGGAATTTGCCCACAAACTCCTCATAGGATATCTGCCTACTCATTTTCGCCGCCTCCTCTCGTGTGCACTATAAGCCCGGCGCGGTCGGGGCACAGCCCTTGTCCGTAAGTTGTTGCAACCTGCCCGCCCGCCGGGCTCCCCCGTCTTATTTCCGGAGCGCCACCGCCTGTTAATACGCTGGCGGTTCCGCGCAGGCGGCTGCCCCCTCGCGCAGAGGCTGCCGCCATAGTTCCCGGCATTGCAGCCGGGTTGTGGTGCCTTATAGCGGCGGCGCACATGCGCAGGCACCTTACCGCAGGAGTGTCATTATGGCACGCAAGCAGTACCGTTTATCGTACCGCTTGCTTTTATTATACAGTCCTTTTAACCGGATTGCAATATTTTCGCCATAAAACGAGATAATTTTTTATTTACGTTGTTTTTTGCAGGTTTCGGTTACAAAAACAACAAATTTTGTAATCAATCCCGCAAAAAACGCCACCCAAACCATTGGCCAAAATAAAAAAATTACGATTTCTGCGCCATCCATGTCCACCCAGCTAAGCAGCGCTACCGTGGCCAGGCCCAGGACGTTGTAAACAAGCACAAAGCACAAGATATAAATCATTTTTGCGCCTCCCTCTTGCTTAGATCCTCGGCAATGGTGCCAATCAGGTCAATGCCCGTTTCCCAGCGCTTGTAATAATCAACCTCGCCGGCACGCTGGCCGTCCGCATCAAAGCGCACCGTAAAATACACCGCATACGGCAGCCCGCCGGGGTTTTTGGTGCGGGTAAATTCGTCCACCGCCACAACAAGTCGCCCGCCATCGGCCGTCGGCCACTCGCGGAACGTCAGCCCCAGCTGCCCCGCCTGGGCCACCTTTTTCCACTCATCAAAGCGGGCCAGCTCGGCCTTGGCCATCTCCTGCCAGTGCTGCAGCTCGGCCCGCCGGGATTTCTCGGCATCTTTTTTGCCCTTTTCCCGGGCCTTGTATTTTTTCAGCGCCTCGGTGTTGATATACAGCTTTTGGGCCGCCGGGAACATATCCACCCAGCTGATCAGGCTCTCGGCCACTACCTCGTTAGGCTCCGCCGGGTCGCGCTGCCGTGCCGTAAATCCGCTGTACCCGCTGTGGCTTATGCACAACGGTACCCCCGCCAGCTCGACCTCCACCGGAAAATCGTCATCCCTCACGTCTCTGTCGCTGATATAGCTCCACTCATCTCGGTAGACGTAGTCCAGGTTTTTCAGCTTTTCGGCCAGCGGGCCGGTAACCAGGTAGTCAATGGCCGCCTTTTTGATCTCGTCCGACAGCTTGGGCATGGCACTCCAACCAGCCTGCGCATGCTGCAACTGCTGTACCTTGTACAGCTTGCTGCAGTCGTAGGCGCGGGTCATGGTGATTTCGCCTTTTTCCAGCATTTCCAGCACCTCCGGGATGCAATGAGCGCTGATTGCATTAAGGCGCCCCAGGGTACCGGCTCCCTCGCCGGTGCGTTGGGTCAACTCGTCACGCACGCGGCCCTTTACTTTGCCCGCTGCCTTAAGCCGGGTAATGGCATTTTTAAGCGCCACATATTGGCGCACGCGCTCGCCGTCGGTCAGCTCGCGGGCGGTGGCGTTGCTGGTGATCAGTGCCACAAGCTCCTCATCCTCGCTGGCGTACTCACGTACCACACAGGGCAGCAGCGCAAAACGCTTGTCGCCCTCGGCGTACAATTCGGCGCAGGCCGTGCGGCGGCGGTGGCCGGCCACCAGCATGTACTTGCCGCCCGCCGGGCAAACCTCCAACGGGGTGCGCAGGCCGTGCTCGGCAATATCCGCCTTAAGCATGCCCACATCGCCGATCTCATAGATGGCATTTTGCGGGTTTGGCGCAATATCCTCAAGGGGCAGCAGCTGCACCTGCATTTCCAGCCCCGCCGGGTCATTTTTTCCGGCCTTGTTCAAAATTTCGTCAACGGTAAATTTTGCCATTTTTTAACCCTCCGTATTGTGTCCACTGTGGACACCGATTTTTTGCAGGATCTCATCGGCCAGGCCGCTGTAATCCTGGGCGGCCGTGCAGTCCGGCGCAAACTCCCGCAGGGGCTTGTGTGCGCTGCGGGCCTCCGGTACCCGGGTGGTGTAGCGGATCATCTGCTGCAGCAGGCTGTACCCCATGGAGGCTGCATTGTACACTGCCTTGGCGGCGGCCTTGGTGTGGTGGTATTTGGTCAGCACCACCCCCAGCAGCTTGAGGTGCGGGTTGTGGTACATCTTGATCTGCTCCATTTGGTGGCTGATCTCCCGCAGGCCGTCGGTGGCCCACTCGTCGCAGTCCACCGGCACCAGTGCCCAGTTGGCAGCGGTTAAGGCGTTCAGGCTGCCCATGTCCAGGTCGGGCGGGCAGTCAAACAGGGCGATGTCGTATTTTCGCTCCGCCGGGGCCAGGGCATCCCGCAGGCGGGTAAGCTGGGGCTCCACCGGATCCAGCATGATCTGCTTGTTGGCCTTAAGCAGCCGCATGTTGGCGCTGACCAGGTCGATGCCCTTGGGGCCGTCCAGCGCGGCCAGGTTGTCGGCGCAATCCTCCAGGGTGGCATCCTGCAGCAGCAGGTCGGCGGCGCTGGGCATGTCGTAGTCCAGGCAATCATAAAATTTTGTGGTGTTAGCCTGCTTATCCAGGTCCACCACCAGCACCCGCAGCCCGCGGGCTGCAAACTCGGCGGCCAGGTTGATCGTGGTTATGCTTTTGCCCACGCCGCCCTTAAGGTTGATAATTGCGATTTTTTGCATACTGTCACTCCCTAAAAATTTTGTTGCTCAAATTGGGGGCCGGCCTCGCCGCCCTCATCCTGCGGGTAGATATCCCCCGCCGGGGTCCAATCGTGGTATTGGGGCCGCCACTGCATCGGGATCTCACCCAGGCCGCCCTCGCGGTTTTTGGCGATCATCACCCCACTCTCGCGGTAGTCATCGGTGTCGTGCAGCTCAGCCCCGCCGGGGGCAAGGTTGCGCATCAGCATCACCACGTTGGCATCCTGCTCAATGGTGCCGCTGCCCCGCAGGTCGGCCAGGGTGGCGTACTCGCACCCCGTGCGTGCCACCGCGCGGTTAAGCTGGCACAGCTCCACCACCACGATGTTAAGCTGCATCGCCAGCAGCTTGAGTTGGCGGGTAATGTCTGACAGGCGCTTGTACTCATCGTCCCGGGGATTGCTGGCGGCGATCAGGCCGATGTGATCGATAAACGCTATATCGGGCTTGTGCCGCAGCAGCCGCGCCCGGATGCCCTCTATGGTCACGCTGCCGGCCTTAGTGCTGTCCTCCAACACCATGTTGTGGTGCTGCCGCAAAGCGCCGGCCACGTTGTCCACAATGGACAGCTCCTGCCGGGTCAGGCGCTTGTCGCGCATTTTGGCGGCATCGATGCGGGCCGTGCGGCTGATGATGCGGTGCATCAGCTTGGTGTCGCTCTCCTCCAGCGTTAAGTAATACACCCGGTATTTGCGGCTGAGGCGTGCTGCCAGGTTGATTGCAAAATCCGTTTTGCCGCAGCCGGGCCGGCCGGCCAGCACCACGGTGTTGGTGCGCTCAAACAGTCCGTAGCGGTCAATGTGCCGCCAGCTGGTTTTTAGCGCTGTGTCCGGCTGGGTAAGCCGGGCCAGTGCCTTGTCCAGCACGGCGTCAAACTCCTGGGCGCTGTTTTGCAGCTGCATGCCCGCCAGGGTATCCTGCATGGCCAGGGCCTTGCGCAGCTGCTCGCAGATCGCATCACTGCTGCCGCCCTGGGTCTGCGCCTTAACCAGTGCCGCGGCCAGCAGGCTTTGGCGGTAATCCTCAAACAGCAGGCTCTCATAATCCTCCAGGTGGCTCACGGCCGGGCAGGTCTGCGCCCAGATGATCATTGCCTCGCGGTATTGGTCGCCGGCCTTGCCGGCCACCGTCAGCGGGTCAACGTGCCCCCCGGCCGAGACTATGCCGTAAATTGCCGTAAACACATCCTGCAGGGCGCCCTCCTCAAACAGGGCGGGAACCAGCCGCAGCACGCTCTCGCGGTAGCCGGGGGCATCCAGCAGCACCGCGCCTAAATAAGCCATTTGGTGGCGCTGGGCCTCTGTAATTTGTGCCATGATTAACAACTCCTACAGGTATTTTGTGATGTCATCTCCCGGGGCGATCTGCCGCACCGGCGCAGGCGGTGTACCCGCCGGGGCCGCGGGCTGCGCGGTATCGGTGTAATCCTTGGCCGCAAACAGCCCCTCCCACCCGCGCTCTATACTCTGATTGATGCAGGCAATCATATACGCGCCGGGGCTTTTGGGGTGTGCCTCATCGGCTAACCTGCGCAAGGTGCAACACACACGGCTGGCAGCCAGGGCCGTAAGTGGGTGCTTGCCCTGCCGCCGAAACTCGGCAAAATCCTCCAAGGCGCTGTGCAGCTGGGCATCGTCCCCGGCAAACTCGGCCAGGATATCCTCGGCTTTACGCGCGTGCGCGCGCGCCCCCGCGCCCGCGTTAATCTCTCTTGTATTAATATTATCTTGTATTAATCTAGGCGCATTTTTTTGCGGGGTTCCGGCGCATTTTTCTGCGGGGGTCCCCCGCATTTTTTTGCGCCCGGCGCATTTTTCTGCGAGGTTATTTTCCTCGGGTGCCAGCCCGGCCAGGGGGCTGATGCGCCGCTGCCCGCCCGGCTTATCCCCGTACACGACCTGCACCTGGATGTATCCGATGTCCTGCAGGTGCTTGATCCACCCCTGCACCGTCCGGGTGCTGGCATCGTACAGCTCCTCAAAATACTCGTTGCTGGCGTAGCAGTATCCGGTAACGTTGGTAAGGCTGGCGATCTCGGCGTACAGGATTTTCTCGGCGGGCTTTAACCGCCGATCGTACCGCACATTGGCCGGCAGAATCGCAAAAAATCCGGGCCTGTCCAAAATTTACACCTCCAAAAAATGGCCGACCTTAATACAGGGGCGCACCGCGCTGTTTTTTGCTTAGTGCGTCCCTGTTTTGGGGCCTTAAAAAATTAAATTAAAACGGCAGGTCGCCCTCATCCTCGATCAGTGCAGCCCGCCGGGGCGGGTGCGGCAGATTTTCCGCCGCAGAAGTCCAGGCTGTTGGCTACCACCTCCAGCGCGGTGCGGTTGTTGCCGTTTTTGTCCTGGTAGGTGCGGCTTTGCAGGCGGCCGGTTACGGCGATCATGTCGCCCTTGCCAAAATACTTGCACACAAAATCCGCTCGGTGCTCCCAGGCCACCACGGTGATCCAGTCCGCCGTGCGCTAGCCGTTGGCATCCTTTACGCCGCGGTCGCAGGCCACCCTAAAGGTGGCTACCTGCTTGCCCGTGGTGGTCTGCCGCAGTTCCGGGTCCGCTGCCAGGCGGCCCTGTATGGCGCAAATGTTAAGCATGTTGTTTTTGTCTCCTTTTAGGTGCAGGGTGATCACCGGCACGCTCTGCCCGCGCTCGTTATCGTACCGCAGGCTTTTTGCGGCCGGCATCAGATCGTCACCACGACCTTGCCGGCTTTGATCTCCTCGGCCAGCTGCTCCTTAAGATACGCCGCAATGCTGCGCTTGGCGGCCAATTTCCACGCGCCGCCGTCCGCCTGGTGCAGGGCAATGCCGCCAGATTTGTCCACCCGCAGCAAAAAGTCGCTGGCGGGCTGCTCTACCTCCAAAAACGTGCGGTAGGGCTGCAGGGTAACAATGGGCTTGATCGTCTGCGTGGCCTTAAGCTGCACACCGCTGCGCACCGTGGCCACCTGGGTGACGCCGTTGTCCTCGCTGCGGATCTGCTCGTTGGTGTCAATGGTGCTCAGCAGGTCCAGCAGGTAATCCAGGTCGTAGCTGGGCATGTACAGGCTGCGCAGCTCCACAATGGCGCGGTCGTGGCTCATGGTGGCGCCAAACGTAGCTGTAGGTACATCCGGCATGGCAGCGTACAGCGGTACGCGGGCATAGGGTTTTTTGTCATCCCAGTGCCAGTAATCGCTGCACACGGTAACCCTTTGCGGACCGTCCACCGACACCATCAGGCGGCAGGGCAGGTCGGGTCCCTCGGCCTTGAGCATAGTGACCAGCCCATGCAGCGTGTTGACGCCGTAGGAGCCCGGCGTCTCTTGTTTTGGTGTAACATCAAATAGAGGCTGGTTGCTCATAGTACGGTCACCCACCTGCGCAATGGTGGGCGCAGCCATTTTGACGATGCGATCGATGGCATCGCGGATAATACTTGTCTCCATGGTTATAACCTCCGATTAGTACTGCATATTTTGGATCTTGGCCATGACCGGCTCCGGTGTCTCGTTGCCGTCCATGTCCACCTGTCCCGGGCTTTGGGGCATCATCTCGGCCAGCAGCAGCTCACCGCTGCGGGCGCGGGTAATGCACATCATAGTGTGCACCGGTACGATCGGCGCAAGCGTGCTTTTGGCCTGCGCCTGCATCTGTACCGTGGTGCGGTAATCGTCCGGCGCAAATGTCAGCGTAATGGTGATTTTACGCTTGGCCGCCGGCTCGGTGTTGGGGTCGGTGATGTTGGCCACCACGCGGTCGGTCTCCCGGTCCACGATCTCCATAATGGCCCCCATCGCCATGTCCATAATATTTTTTTGCTGGCAATGTCCATAGTGTCACTCCCTTTTGCTTTCCGGGCGGCATGGCTTGCCGTCCATGGTTATCTTGTACCCGGCGCGGCGCATCTGCGCCTGCAGCTTGGCGTTGGGGATGCCGCACACATCCTCTGTCCACATCACCACGCGGCCCGCCGGGTCGCGCACCTCAAATCTCACAGTCGGGCACCTCCTGCCGCAGCAGCTGGGCCAGTGCCCCGGGCTGGTGCCGGGCATCATAGGCACGCTGCGCATCCTTTTGCAGGTGCCAGCGGGCTACCGCGTCAAAATGCACGCCGTTGGGCGGCTCGTTGTGGTGGCGGTGGCACAGGTACACCTTAAGGCCCTCGTGCTCGCTGATCTCACGCAAAGGCCCGCCAAATACGTGGTGCTCCTCCAGCCCTATGGTGGTGTTGATGTTATAATTTTTGCGGCAGATATAGCAATATTTGCCGTCCTGCATAATGCTCTTACTCACTCTTGCACCTCCCTCCACTTGCGGTATTGCTCGGTGGTCTCGGCATCGTCTACACCCATCTCGGCCAGCCGATCAAAAATGCGCTCCAAAAAGTCCCGCATCTCGGCCTTATCGTAGGTGCTGCTGCCAAAACACACCCGCACCCGGGCCCGCCCGCCGGGCAACAGCTCCATAATGTCCACCACCCGCACGGTTTTGCGTAGCACCGGCAGGCAGCGGGTGTTTACCTCCAGGTACTCCACCACCTCGCCGTGCTCGGCCAACATCTGCAAATAGCAATCCATGGCCGTGGTGTTGCCGTAGGCCCGGGCCATTTTGTCCAGCAGCGCCCACATCAGGCGGTTTTGGTCCACAGTGCGCCGGCGGCGGGTGCGGCGCACATCAAACTCCACGGCATAGGGCTGGCCCCGGGTCTTGGCCTGCAGCTCGGCGTACATCCGCTGCTGCTCCAGCACATAGCCGGAGCTTAAGCGGAATTCCCCCTTGCCGCCCGCCGGGCCGGGGTAGTAAAACCCCTCCAGGTGGGCAATCAGTGGCGCTGCCATACCAGCTTGCCCCCGTCTGCCTTGGCGATCTGCAGGGCGCTGACCTCGCCACCCTCGTAGGTTACGGCCTCCACGGCCAGGCGCTCGCCCAGGGTGTAGCCGCGGATGCTCTTTCCGTCCGGGCTGGGCACGGGGTTGATCTGCACCTTGTCGCTGCCCAGCCGGATGCCCGGCACGCGCAAAACGGCATCGCCCACGCCCCACTTGGCCGCAGCCGCCAAAAAGCTGCTGTCGCACTCATCCTGGCCGGCGTCGCCGGCAACGCGGTAGGCCGTTATGGCGCAGGCATCGCGGTAACGCTCGCCGCCGGTGCCCACGCCGCAGTAGATCACATTGCGGCAGCAGTAGTGCCGGCAGGTGTAACCCATAGTGGCCAGCCGTTTGTGCACGGCCTCCACCTTGGGCCATACCCGCAGCACAACGTAGTCCTTGGTGGCGTCCGTCACCTGCAGGGTAAGCTCTGCCGCCTCCAGCGCGGCCGGGGTTTTGGTGTTATCCATTTTGTACCTCCATTTCGGGGCCCACATACAGGCCCTGGTCATCGTAGTTTTCCGGCTTGGCGGCCGGGGTGCTCCACCCAAAGGTGGCGCCGCCCAGCATGGCAGCCTCGGTGCGGCGGTCTACCCCCAGGGCGGCGTTGGCTCGCTCAATGGGCTCCCGCAGGCGCACGCCGTACAGGCAGCTGTCGCCCCGGATAATTTTGGCGCAGCCCCCTGTCAGGGGGGCCACCGTGTAGCAAAGGCGGGCAGGCCCGCCGGGGTATTTGTGCTCATCATTACAACTCTCCCTTATCTTTAAGCAGTTTTATGTGGGCGGCCAGGCACTCGGGGCTGCGGCCAAACCGCAGGGCAATCTCCTTGCGGGGCACGCCCTGGGCCAACAAGGCTTTTAGTTTGGTGTTATCCTCGGCCGTCCAGGGGTGGCCCCCGCCTCGGCAGTGGGTGCGCTCACGCTTGGGGGCAATGGTGGAGTCCTTGCAGATCTCCTGCACCTCGGCTTTGGTGCAGCTGTGTAGCTGCGCCACAATCGTAAGGTTGCCGCCGCTCTTTTGGTAGTCTTTGCGGATCTGCTCCACCTCGGCCGCGCTAAATTTTGGCGTGTCCACCTTGGACACATCTGCCTCCCGCACCAGGGTGCAAACCTTGTCCAGCAGCGGGTCGCCGTACACCGCCGCGCAAAACGCGTGCCGGTGCAAAAGCTCCAGCACCGGCCGGGGCAGCCCCAGGTAATAGGACACCGCCTGCAGGTCCAGCGCCTTGGGCGGCGGCTTGGGCATGTCCGCCAGCTCATCCAGGGTACAACCCAGCGCCTGTGCCAGCTTAACGGTCACCGCCAGCGACGGCCCACCCGTGCCGGCGCAGTACCGGTACAACATGGCCTTGGAGACGCCGCTGCGGTCGGCCAACTGGTCGGCGCACAGGTCCTGCCGGGCCATAGCCCTGCGCAGGCCCTGTGCAATTATGTACGTTTCGCTCATGCCCGCCCCCTCAAATGCGGCCGGGGACGGGTGCCTTGCGGCGGCGTACCGGCACCGCCGGGGTGCTGCTGCCGGCATAAGCCGGGCCGGTGTGGCGGGCCTCAAAATCCCGTATGCCCGCCAGCGTGACCAGGTGCATCCGCGGGGTGGGGTTGACGCACGCGCCAAACTCACCATCCCGCATCCAGCGCACCACCGTGCTCTCGCTTACGGCGTAGCGCTCGGCCAGATCCTCGACCGTGTACAGGTCTTTGGGCGCGGCCGGCTGGATCTTGCCCGCCAGCTTAACGGCCAGCGCGTCCAGCACGGCGTCTAAAATATCGGTGTCCATTGTTTAGGCCCCCTTGTTGCTCATTAGGGTGGCCATGTCAACGACCCCCACTACATAACTTAATGCATCGGGCGGCAGCTGCACGATCTTGGCGGTCAGCTGCTCCAGGTCAACTTGCTTGGCCGCGTCCACACGCGGGTCGACCTTGCTTTTTTGTGTCTCTGCCATTTTGGTCACCTCCCTATTGTCTGCCATCATCAGAGCCGGGCGACAATTTCCGGCTGACACCCTTGCGGGTGTTTCGGCTTATTTGTAAATTTCCATGCTGTCGATCTTTACGCAATAATCTGCGTAGTCTGCAACAAAATTTTTGCGGGCCTCTTTTTCGTCAACGCCGACGGCAGAACCAACGCCGTCAAAAATTTTTCCGTTTTCGATGCCCGTGTAATATACGGTGTAAATGTGTTTTTTCATTTTATGGTTCCTTTGCTTTTTGGATTATCTAAATTATACATCAGACAATCTAAATTGTCAAGCTTTATTTTTTAGATTATCTAAAAAATTCCCTTGATTTTTATAAAAAAGTAGTGTATAATGTAAACATAGCAAGGGGGTGAAAAAATGAATGAGCGAATCAAGCAGGTGCGGAAAGATGCCGGGCTTACGCTGGAAAAATTTGGCGATAAAATCGGTATTACCGCATCCTCTTGCAGCACAATGGAGAGCGGCAAAAGCAATCCGTCCGACCAAACAATTAGATCTATCTGCCGCGAGTTTAACGTCTCGGAGGTTTGGCTGCGTACCGGCCAGGGCTCCATGTATAACCAGCTAAGCTCCGATGCTGAGTTTTCCCTTATTATGGAGAGCATCGGCCAGCAGGACCCCACCGTGGTGCATATCCTTAAGGCCTACTGGCACCTGTCGGACGCCGAAAAAGCCGCCGTGCGCAAGCTGGTGGACAATATCGTGGACGAGTACAAAAAAAACGCCCCGAAGTAAACCTCCGGGGTGGGGCGGGATCCTAGCGCAGCAGGCGCTCAAGGATCAGCAGCCGGGTCAGTGCCTTGCGCAAAAAATATGTATTTTTGTTGCGCTTGAGCACGCAGGAGATCTCCTGCAGGATGCGATCTGTTTCGTCCATAATGTTTACCACCTTTCTTAAGTTTTCTATATTATATACAACTTACAGTTGTAATATAATGAAAAAACACTGAAAAATTACTGAAATTTACAACAAAATAATACCGCCCTCGCTCGACAAAAAACCGCGAAAAGGGGCGGTATAATACAAAAGGAGTGTAAAAAGCGTGCGCAAGCGCATTTTTGAGATTATCGAGGTATCGTCCGGCGATGATCTCGCAAGCCGTGTGTACGATTGGTGCATGATGGCCACGATACTGGTAAGCCTGATACCGTTGGCCACAAAATCCACCGCGCCCTGGACTGTGGCGGTTGACAAAATAACCGTAGCTGTTTTTATTGTGGACTACCTGCTGCGCCTGTGGACGGCGGATTTTAAGCTGCCCCGCCGGGGCCGCTGGGCGTTTGTGATTTACCCGGTCACCCCCATGGCGCTGATTGATCTGTTGACGATTTTGCCGTCTTTTGGCGTGATCAGCCGCGGGGCGCGGGTGCTGCGTATCTTTAGACTTTTTAGGACGTTTAAGGTTTTCCGGGTTGTAAAATTTGTGCGCTACTCCAAAAATATCGAGATTATTTTATCCGTACTGCGTCAGCCGCGTGGCGCCCTGCTTACGGTCGGGGCGCTGGCCGGTGGTTACATCCTGATCTCGGCCCTTATCGTTTTTAACGTGGAGCCGGATACATTTAATACATTTTTTGATGCTATCTACTGGTCAACGATCTCACTAACAACGGTAGGTTATGGGGACATTTACCCCGTATCTACCGCCGGGCGAATTTTTACCATGCTGTCCAGTATGGTGGGCATTGCAATTGTAGCGTTGCCGGCCGGCATTATCACTGCCGGCTACATGGATGCGGTCAGCGCGTCCGAAAAATAAAAAATGCCCCGTCGGTTGCAGCCGGCAGGGCATAAAACAAAACGTGTCCGGGGTGGACACAATCTGCTTGCAACTAAGATTATACCGCCCCGGCTCCAAAAAAGCAAGGGGGCAAACCATGGCAATCAAAAAACGCGCCGACGGGCGCTACCAAAAACGGGTAACTTTGCGCAACGGTACAGTTAAGTCCGTATTTGGCCGCAGCTTAACTGAGGTTAATGCCAAGGCCAGGGCGCTGCTGGCGGACGATTCCGCCGGGCTGGAGATTGATGACGATACTACTGTAGGCGAGTGGGCCAAAGTGTGGATCACCACCTACAAGGCCAACGTGCGCCCCAACACCCTGCAGATGTACCGCGATGCCTACAATCTGCACATATTGGAGTATTTGGGCCCGCTGCGCCTGCGGGACGTGAGGCCGGTGCATTGCAAGCGCGTGCTGGCAGCCGTGGCCGACAAGTCCGAGAGCCTGCAGCACAAGGTGCTAATCACCATGCGGCAACTGTTTGACACGGCCCGCACCAACCACCTGATTGCAGATAACCCCACCGAGGGGCTTAAAATTACCCCACACGCCAAGCCCGGAAAGAAAAAGTATTTGACCCCTGCCGAGGCCTCCAGCCTGCTGCAAGCTGTGGATGAGCCACGTGCCCGCGTATTTGTGGCGCTGTGCCTATACTGCGGCCTCCGCCGTGAGGAGGCCTTGGGCTTGCGCTGGACGGATATAACCGCCGACCGGTTGGTGATTGCCCGGGCTGTGGCGTTTCCGGGCGGCAGCAACCAGGCTGACCCCAGCATGGAGCTCAAAAGCAAGGCATCGGCCCGCATCCTGCCTATACCGGCCCCCTTGCGACGCATCCTAGACGATACCCCGCACCTGGGCGAGTACGTGGTACCCACTGTTGCAGGAGAGATAATGACGGCCTCCGCCTACCGCAAAATGTGGGGCAATCATATACAAGCAGTATGGCCGGAGCCGATCCACGCCCACATGTTACGCCATACATACGCCACCACCCTGTACCGCGCCGGGGTGGACTTACGCACGGCCCAGCAGCTGATGGGCCATGCCAGTATACAGATGACTGCAAAAATATACACACACCTCCAAGTAGAGGACGGCCTGCAGGTTGTCCAGCGGCTTGATGCATTTTATGCCGCCCCGGTTTTTGCCGGCTGACCACATTTTGACCACAAGCCCCTGCAAATTGCAGGGGCTTGTATATTGCAAAAGCATCGGTATTACGTAATAATAATGTGCACAAAGCAGCACAAAGCACCATAAAATTTGACTTTTAATCAGAGGGCCCAGGATTCGAGTTCCTGCAGGCGCACCAAAAAACGCACGTGCAAACGGTAATTTTTAACAGTTTGCACGTGCGTTTTTGCTTTGTGTTATCGTTTTGACCACATTTTGACCACAAGCCTATTTTTTGCCATGCTCAAAAATGGCATGGTAATACAGCCCGGCCTTGTTTTTGGGGCCGTCCTTATCCTGTAAAAATGCAGCGGCCATGTCTGCATAAAAATCCGGCACATTCACCCCATGGCGCTGGGCCACGGGGTAATAGTCCGAGTACATCATGTTAAGCACGGCCCACCAGGTCTCCGGCTCCTGCGTGATATTGCGCGGGGCCATAAGCGGGGCGGCCTCGGCTATCGTCCAGTGGGCGCCGGTGGTGCCGTCTGCATTTTGCATTTGCACCACCCAGGCCATAGCCTGCTTACGGTCCAGCGGCTCATCCGCGCCGCACAGGCACCGGCTCATGGCGTCCACCTGCTGCCAGCACTCCACCATGGCCCGCACGGCCTCGGTGCTGCGGGTGGATACCGGCAGGGCCATGTACTCGGCCAACTCGTGCTCCAGCTTGGCCTTGTAGGCGTTAAGCTCCAGCATGGGCGTCACCTCATGCCAGCTTTACGGCGCTGGCGCAGACGTGGGTCACGGTGCCGGCCACGCCGGACAGGGCCGCGCTGATCGTCGGCGTGCCGTTGCAGCACACCGGGATGTAGACGGTGGTCTCGGCGTGCAGGGTGTAGGTACCGTTAGCCGCTACCGTGGCCTGGGTGGCCATGCACGGCAGCGCGGCGGTATCTTTAAGGCCCTGCAGGGTGACAATGCCGGCGGCCCCGGCCACAAAAGTCACATCGTAGGCAATGCGGTACAGACCGCTGTGGCGTACCACAAAACCGCCCGTGTTGGTAGCAAGGCTGCAGCCGGTATCCGTGTTAAGGATCCCCAGCACAGCCACGGGCGTGCCGGTGGCGTCAATGGTCTGCGTGGTATTGTTGTAGGCGTTTTGGGCGCTCTTGTAGTGTGGGTTTTTGCGATCGTTGCAGCAACTCATTATATTATTGCCCTCCTTCAAATAACGCCCCCGCAGCGATTGCCGCGGGGGCTTGCGCTGTTACTAGCGATTAGTTATAGCCATTGCAGCCGCCGCAGCCGCAGAACGGGGACGGCCCCGCGGTGTAGGTGTAGCCATTGGGATAGCGCACCACACCGTACATGCGGTTGTCCATTTGCAGCGCGTTGACCTTGTCGCGCAGCTGCTGGATCTCGTTGGCCTGCATCATGGCACGGGTGGCCTCGCCCTCGGCGTGGATGGCCGTGGTGATGTCGCAGGTCTGCCGATCCATTTGGGCAGACAGGTTGGCGGTAGCCAGGCGGTTTTCGCAGCAGCAGTTGGCGATCTGCTGCTGGATGCCGTTACCGGTGGCCATGATGTTTTGGCCAATGGCGGACTGGCCCAAGGCCACCTCCTTGCCCAACTGTGCAACGTTGCCCTGCATCTCGTAGCCCAGGGTGCAGATGCCGTTGCCGATGTTGGTCAGCCGGTCGTTAAGCAGGCCAAACTGCTGGCCAAACAGGATTTCCTGCTGGGTAGCAGCAGTGGCGTACTGGCCATAGTCTCCCTGCTGGCCCCATGCGCCGCGGCCAAACAGGAAAAGAAACAGCACAACGATCAAAAGCAAGCCGGGGCCGAAACCGTTGGCATTATCGGTGCCGCGGGTAACGGCCGCAATGTCGCTAAGGCTCATGTTATCCATTTTGTAATACTCTCCTTTTTGTAATTTTATAAGCCGCGTGCACTCGGCTTATTGCAAAAATTGTAACAGCGCCTGGGCCTGCTGCTTAAGATCCTCGTACTGCTGCTGGCTCATTTGGCCGGATTGCAGCAGCCGGTTGATCTCTTGCTCGGCCTGCTGCGGAGTAATGCCCGCGGCGAAGCGCTTAAACTCGGCCAGCATGGCCAGGGGGTTATTTGCCGGCCTGCTGCTTTGGGGCCGGCCCAGGAAGGGCGTCATGGGATTGCTTGCCATTAAAGATCTCCTCCAATCTTGTAATACGCCTGTCCAGGTCGGTCGGATCCACCGCCGGGGTCGCCTGGTGCGGGGCAATGTCAAACGGTTTGGCGGACAGGTAGCCGGCGCCGTCCGTCTGGCACAACCACACCAGCGGGGCGGTATCGTCCAGCACCAGTGCCTGGCTGTTGGGGGCCATGCGCAGGGAGTTGGCCCCCGCGCCGCCGTTGACGTGTATGATCTCATACCGCGGGGCCGGCTGCCCCATAGGCCCGCCGGGCATAGGCATAAAATTGTTATAGCCGGGGCCCATTGCGGCCGGATTGTTGTAGTAAGGCATGGTATCAACTCCTCTCTGCTTATATTGTAGCAGGGCTGCCCGCCGCGTGTGGGCCAGGTACGTGCCGACCTTGGGCCATGTTTGGGCCAGCAGCGTGTCCA